CTCCCATAACCTCTCAGATGAGTTTCTTTGAAATTCGATCTGACGTTACCTAAGAGTACTGGACTCTCCTGGTCCAACGGCTGGGAGAGGTGGCCCTTTACCTGGTTCCGTAAGGAATATAGGTAGAGAAACCACGAAAGGTTTCCGACCTTCCCTTCCAAGGGTGGCTGCGGCCCAATATCCTAATCATTTGGGTATTGGAAACCGAGCGAGAGGACTAGGCATTCCTGTCTTAAGTACGAAGTATTTAAAACATGGCGACCTTGGATTCAATCCAGGCAGCAGCCAGCTTCCGAACAAGTTAAGGAGATGTTAAAGCTTAAAAGAGCTTACTCATAATCAAAAGATTATAGAGTGGTACCCAGCAATGGGTATCCAACATTAAATAAATGAAATTAAATTCTTTAATTAAAAGAAATTTTAAATTCAAATTATTTTCCCTAAGTTCCCTTTCGGCCATGATCCTCAGAAATGGGGGTCAGAGTGTAGTTGGGATAATCTTACGATTATTCCCTTCTATGCAAGGGAGAATTTCTTCAGGTGTTCTGCATTCATTAAAATGTTTGCTTAGTAACCTTTCGAAAATAATGCGAACCCAAGGAAAACCGGGTTTCGTTAAATACTTGAAGTCTTGTAGTGTATTAACACAACAGGCCATCGCGGGATATAAGATTGATTCTATATCTCCGAGAGTATCAAGAACGAACTCTGGTTTGCCTAGGGTGCTTCCTGTGATGTTGAGAAGACAAATAAGGTCTGGTCACATATTTAGTATGAGACTAGCCTTAACTGTATTCTCTATCTTCCGTGATTTGATTTACAAATCACCGGTTAAAACCTCAACAATTACGAAACCCTATACGGGTACGGAAGAATCAATTAACTTAGTTAAAAGATTCATTCCTAATTTCGTTAGATTGTTTGTACCACTGCCTGATAGAAGAAGCGTAATTGAGGAAAAATTCAAATATTTCCCAATTAACAAATCTTCGCCTCAGGCACTAAAGGGATTGGTGTCAAGTAATCCTTCCTCGTTGATTAAATCAGCGTTGGCAATGGATGAGAAACTTCTAGAGCATCTGACAATTCTTTGTAGAATTACAGATCCTAGTGGTTTCAGACTTACACCAGCTGGATATATACCCGTGAACAAAGTTCCGAGTGTAATTCAGTGGATTCTTAGAATCCGATCTTTAGATTACAGTGGTCTACTTTCTCCGAAAAAAGGAAAATTCCTTGGAAAGTTGGGTTTGAAACAGGAGGCAGCTGGTAAGATGAGAGTGTTTGCAATGGTAGATCCTTGGACACAGATGGCTTTGAAACCCTTCCATAGTGCTCTTTTCATGTTCTTGAGAAGACACAAAATGGATGGAACTTTCAATCAACTTGCCCCTTTACAAAGGGCTTGGAGATTTAAGTCTCTGTACTCAATGGATCTATCCGCAGCAACCGACAGACTTCCAATGCGAATTCAGGTACCTCTGATTCAAGCGGTGTTTCAATTGACACCTCGAGAAGCAGAGGCCTGGAGAGCATTGTTAGTCGATAGAGATTACCAAGTAGGTTCCTCTCAGAATTCTGTTAGATATTCTGTTGGGCAACCGATGGGTGCTCTGTCTAGTTGGGCTATGTTAGCCTTTACTCATCATCTTATTGTGCAGGTCGCAGCTTGGAAAATTGGTTTCCCTCAATCCAAACTCTTTAAGGATTATGCGGTTCTTGGTGATGATATCGTTATTTTTAATAAACGAGTCTCCCAAAGTTACCATAACATAATCTTGAGTTTGGGTGTAGAGTGTAATCTAGCCAAATCAATCCTATCCTTTAAAGGAATAGGGCTTGAATTCGCTAAGAAAACATTCTATAAAGGGAATAATATATCGCCTACCCCTCTAAAAGAGCTTTACTCTGCTCTTCAGAGTCCCGTGTCTCTAATCCAGTATGGAAAAGACTATGGGTTATCCTTACCTCAGTTACTTCACGTAGCTGGGTTTGGATTTAGGGTAAAGGGGTCTTGTAATAAACCGTTTTGGAAAGTGACGAACTTTAAAGTTAAAGTTTTAATAATGTCACTTCTTCTTTTTAGCCCTTCTGCCTCTGATTTATTCAGTAGGTATAAAGGGTCCAAAATTGGTCGACCATTCTTTAGCAACATTATTTCTTCTTGGGTGAGACAGTCTATGACTGCATTAACTCAAGAGTATAATAATGAATATAATAAACTTATCCAACTTTCATCTTCGTTGACTGCACCTTTACCTCCCGGTTTAACTGGGATGAAGGCTAAAGTCTTTAAGATGTTGTTTGATAATGTTTATCACCCTTATATCTTTAAGCTTACTCAGCTTAAAGCAGAAGGTACTAAAGTAATGGTTACCATGTGGCAACACAAGGCACCTAAAGGTGACGATTTCGAGTCTTTGATCCAATTTTGGATTTCAAAGATGCAGGAAATGATATTATTGGAGAAGAAGATGGCCACTTTATCGTTAGATACGATTAAAATGGTTAGATCAGCCGATGCTATTACATATCATCGAGCTCCTAAAGTAGTTAAACTCTTAGAGTCCTACTCCACTTTCTTACACTCTGTTATCATACCTTCCGCAAGGGAGTTATCTGATCCAAGTACCAAATTAGAGGTTACTAACTTGACAACAGGATCAGGGGGGCTGACAAAAGTTCCTCATGTAGAGGCGCTGGAGTCATCCTTCCCAGGCTCAAACCTGCTCTCTAGAGTATTCCTACTCTCTAGAGCGGTTAATAGAACTTCCCCTTCA